TGATGGCATTTCCAATGTTAAAGTTTCTGTGTCTTGTAATTTGTATAGCCTCTACGCCGCTTGGATCAGACGTATAATGGACAGGATGATTTACCTGATCAACCGTAATGTGAAACTTGTCTTCAATCATCGCTTACTCTTCCTTAATCCAAATTTAGCAAGGTATACATAAATAGTCTCCACGCTTACCCCACACTCTTTAGCGATATCTTCTGGACTCTTCTTGTCCATATGATATCTTTTCTTAAGCCATAATTCATTTTGATACATTTTACCACTCATGGCTTCTCCTTGTCAAATCCCACAGCCTTGTCCCAGTTATTAATAGCCCAATGACCTATACCAGCAGCGTCAGCCACGTCATAGTCATCTATATTTTTATCATAAGCCACTTCCAATAGTTTAATGGTTCTGCGTTTTCTAAAGTCACGCTCATAAGATTTATACCAAGATAATGATTTTCCAGGATTTGCAGATCTTAACTGTAATTGTTCTTCTTTAGTTAGTTTCTTATTACCCAAATAGTTTTGCCATGTTATTGGAGATACCCTGCCAATTGTATAAATGCCAGCCAAACCAGCACCACCAAGAATTGCTCCTTGTACCAGCGCAAGATCTGCTGCAGTTTTGGGGGAATTCATAAAAACGGTATGCTCAATAACAATAGCATTAATCATATTATAATAATCAAACAATGCCTTAGTCTTAGCAGTAGCATCTATTACTTTTTGATATATGTTGGCACCTTCAAAGTTTATTTTTCCAAATCCAGTTATGGTTTTGTGTGTATAAAATGCAAAGGCAAGACTATTAGTACTAGCATCAATAGCACAAATATGTGTTGGTTGATCAGTTGTCTTGTTCATAATCAACTATTCCTTTAAGTTCTTTTATCATTTTTTCTACTGCCTTTTGGCTTACGTTGCAATTAGAACAGAATCCAGAGTCGTTGTATATTGATAGTTGTACTCCACAACCACCAAGACATCTGCGAATCTTACCTATTCTTTTTTGCCTGCGAGAAACATTGTACCTTTCGGCAATCTTATCTTTTGTAGCAGAGTCTCTGCACTCTGTACTACAATATATTTGATAAGTTACCTTTGGCTGAAAGCGCTTATCGCATCTTTCACACAGTTTCACTCAGCCCCTCCATAGATTTTATTTTAATAACTCCTGGCTCTGCAGTAGCACAAATAGCCTTTACTGGACAACCCTTGCATATCCTAGAGTTAGCCCTGTAATTTTTTTGTGGTAAAGTCTTATCTTTCCACGCTTGACGAACAACACGCATCCACTCAAATGTATTTTCAATCCATTGTCTATAAAGATCTGTTACTTCTATAGGAAATACAATAAGTTCATGATTGTTCTTGTTTTCGTAAATCAGAACACCCTTAGCCTTTTTTAATATTTTCATATATATCAATAACTGCATAAGATGTGGAGTTTTTGGCTCGCCTTTTATTCTGAAGTGTTCAAAAGCATCGTGTTGCATTGTCTTGATTTCAGCAATAATTTCTTCCTCTTCCCAATTAAGGATAGCGTCTCCCCATCCAAAGATTGGTGGATCAGAGTGAGCAACTTTAAACTCTGTAGTCTCTACTTCTTTTCCAGTTTCTTCAAGAACCTTTTCATCAATAAACTTTTTTGCTACCCCAGAATCCATCATTGCCTGTTGAATTCTGTCATGAGAAAGTGTTCCACTGGTCATATTTGCTACCTCATATGGCGTGTTATTATCTTCAAATATATTCCCCTCAAAAGCAAAATACCAATATCTTGGACATTCTCCATAACCCCACACCAAAGTAGATGGAGCAAAAGTTTTCTTTTGAGTATGTTTTGGACCACGCTTTGCAACGTATCCAGAATTAATCTTTTCTATCAAGGCCTTTGTGTTAATTATCTGTGGTCTATCTTCAGGCCTTATCATTATATTTTTCAGCAAGTTTTTAGTCATATCATCCTTTTTTATCTATTATATCAGTTAACGCATTATGTATTTGAGCGCTGAAACCAAGTCGTTGATTGACTCTGCTGCAGTGTAATAAATGTTTTTCTTGCCTCTGTCTGTCTTGTCAACATTTGTCATCCAAGTAGCCCTGAACGCCATCTTTGCTGCAATAGCCTGAAGCCTAACAATCTCAAGACTTGCCACCTGTGGTGGAATGTCTGGCTTTATAATTAACTTAGCAATCATTGTTAAAGCGGTAGTTAACTCTTCATCTTCCATATAAGTGGCTATCTCAGATAACCCATTGATCATTTGTAGTGTTGTTTGTCCACTTTCAGATTCCTTCATTTTTAGCCTCCCATGTTAATTGATCTAGTAGTTCAAATTCTATAACTGCAAGCCTAGTCTTCTTATTACCTTCTCCTAATATAACTACTATGGCTGGAGATTTATCAGTACCCGCTTTTATTGAATCAGTAACAGCCTTTGCCCAAACATCTTGATTTAGAGTAAAGGACTTAGATGTTTCTTTAAAATCAATAACAAAATTTCTCCAGGTTGCATCACCCTTTTGGTTATTGCGACCAGAATTTTTGTGCTGTTTGGCACCTATTCTTTTACTCTCGTTCTTCTCGCTCATAATCCTTCTTTGTTTTAATTAGTGCTGCTCTAGAAACGTGTTTCTTGCTACACATCCATGTAAGATCTGTAGTCTCAAGCCAAAGCCTTAAAGACGTTACTTCTTCTTTACAGGTATGACAAGGAAACTTTCCTTCAAAAACCTTAAATTTAACATCAGACATTATTTAGTTTGGCCTTTAATGCTTCCTGTAAATCTAAGTCTTCTCTAACTCTAGCGATAAGTCCATCACGACCTTGAACCTTTGTACCATCATCTAGTTGATACCAGGCCCCAGTTCTGTTTATGTGTCCAGCCAATTCAGCAGTGTCAACAAGGTCACCAATAAAATCAATGCCAAGGCTGTCACCCCTAAAATAGAAATCATACTCTCCGCTTTGAAAAGAGGGTGAAGTTTTAGAGAATTGTAAATCCCATCTAACCTTGCGACCAATTTTTTCTTCAATGATTTTGTCTCCAACATGTATTTTTCCTTTTATGGCTTGATTATCTGATTCAGACGAAAACAACTTAATGATTGTAGACGAATAAAATTTGGTAGCCTGACCGCCAGTTGGCTGTTGGCTTGTATACATTGCATTAATATTATTACGAGATTGACTAATCAAAACAAACAATGTTGGCTTTACCTTGTTGTTTGCATAGTTAATCATTTTCCAAGCATTGCTAAAGTCTCTAGACTCTGCACCAATTTGCTTTGTATTTTCTAACTGCTTTAATTCAGTAGAATCTTTTTCAAAATATATTGCTGGCAGTAAAGATGTTACTGAGTCAACAACGATAATATCAACTCCAGCCTCCATTAGATTTACTCCAACATCCACCATCTCATTAATAGTTCTTGCTTGTGAAACTATTAATTTGGAAGTGTCTACTCCTAGTTTTTCTGCCCAAACTTTATCATATGACATCTCTGCATCAATCCAAGCACAGACCTTGCCTTCTTTTTGTGCCATGCCAATCATTTGTAAACATAACGAAGACTTTGCGCTAGACTTGCTGCCCCAGATTAAAACTTGTCTGCCATACGGCAAACCACCATTTAATGCTCTATTCAAACCATAACTAGGGGTAGCAGCATATTCTGTCTTTGGTATTTCATCTCCAACAAGAATACTTTTTCTTAGTTTGGGATTTAACTGTGACAGAACTTCTTCTATTGTCAGTGTCATTAGAATCTTACCCCATGCTTCTTTGGTCTATGCGTATTTCTTTCCATCTTTTCTTTGATGGCATAATCAAGGGATTTCTTTACATACCCTGCTTCTGCAATACCAGCATACAAATCAAGGGTACGAATAATAATATCTGCAAACTCATCTGATATCTGATCTGGATCCATATCTTTACGAAGTGCTTCCATGGCCTCTGACACCTCAGAGACAATCATCATCATTTGTTTTGCTACAAAGATAGGGTCTACGGTTTTATCCCAGAAACCTTTTTCTACTGCATTCTTGTGTATTTGTTCTGCTAACTCATCAAACATTTTTTACATCCTCCATTATTACTGTACCGTCTTTTGTTTTGCCAAACTCAAACCTATATACACTACCTGCTTCAACATTCATATATGCTTTTGGAAATGCCGTTGGAAATACTGTAACTGCGTGTAGTTCTCTGGCAGCATCAGCCAGCGTTAAGGATGCCATCTTCTTGCCAGTCTTCGTAGTTCTTGGCTTAAAAGAAACAACAAACATCTCATCATCCTTGTAAGGAAGCATCTTATAATTTAAAAACTTAATCAATGGGTCTTTAGAATCCTTTATTTCATCAGCAGGTATTGAAGATACAACCCTATTGTCATTTGCAAGAATAATATAAGTGCGACCAGCCTCAATAGACGTGTTTTCTTCATCAAAGATTCCCACACTCCCTGTCTTATCTAAAAACTCTATCCTTGACCAACCTTTTGATCTCTTAATTGATTTTACCATACCCATTAAAACGAATGCGCCCTTTTCTTCATACTCTTCAATATCATTTATATAAGCATAATAATGTTGTGGCACTGGCATGTTAAACTCAGGAAGATTAAGATATTCGTATAAATTTTCCTTAACCTTTTCTGGATCTGCTGGGTTATCTGTAAAAGTCAGAGCACCTATAGAATTCATTGCTTGAAGTGCACGAGAATTTACTCCATTACCTTTTGTAAATGTAAACTGTTCAACATCTTGATATGAACTGAATGGTCGTGCTGATATATATCTTTCTGCAATTTTGTCAGAGATAAACTTAATAGCACTAAGTCCAAAGCGAATGCCTTTACCTTCAATCTTAAAATCAATATCTGAATCATTAATATGAGGCAACTTTATGCTAATGCCCATTCTTTTTGCCTCAATAAGATATTCAGTTCTTGCATCTTTATCTTTTTCGTTCTTTAACAATGCAAACATAAACTCTATTGGGTAGTAGTATTTGAGCCACGCCGTCCAATACGAGAGAGTAGAGTAAGCAACGGCATGTGATTTGTTAAACGAATATCCCGCATGTGCTTCAAAATCGTGCCAAAGATCCAAGGCATCATTAGGAGCAACATACCTAGAAGCCCCTTTAATAAATTTGTCTTTAAACTCATCAAACTCCCTCGCATCCTTTTTCTTACCAATAATCTTACGAACCTTATCTGCCTCTGCCATTGTCATACCGCCAAGTTCAACGCAGGCCTGCATAACTTGCTCCTGATACAAAATACAGCCATAGGTTTCTTCTGTAAAAGGTTTCATAATCTGATGAAGATAATTAATGTTTTGTATACCGTGCTTACGCATAATATAATCTTTACCAATAGTATTCATAGCACCTGGACGAACAAGCGCATTAGAAGCAGCAAGTTCTGCCAGATTCTTCACACGCATCTTAACAAGTAGATTTGTATACGGCGCTGCTTCACACTGAAACACGCCTTTTGTATATCCATCAGATAACATGTCATAAACATTTTTATCATTCATGTCTATAGACAAAACATCTATCTTTGTTCCTTCTCGCTCTTTTATAATATCAATACAGTCTT